CCCCGTTACGTTGTTTCTTGGCAAGAATCAGGTCAATACCTTTACCAGTCTAACGCTAGGTCTCAATTGTTTTAATTACGATGATTGTAATGTCAAGTACCTTGACCTACCTGATGGTATATATGATATCAAGATCATAGGTAGCCCTTCTACTTACAACTTCAGTCGCAAGTATCTTAAGACGGATCTTATACGCAGACGTCTCGACCGGCTATGGATTAAGACTGATGTCTTATGCGAGGACAAGGATAAGGATCTTATAAATAAGATACAGGAGATGGAGACACTTATGGCCGTAGCCGAGGCGAATGTCAGGCTGGATAATATAGAGGCCGCCCATGAGGTTATCGATCGTGTCGGAGAGCTTTTTGAGATGGCTACCAATTGCGTGGATTGTTAAACATAAAAATATTTAGTCGTGGGTTGTAATACTTGTAAGGAAAAGGCGTTAAGGGCCGAGAGGGAAAGGATTGAGAGAAGTATGATGAATCATTCTTCTTCTACCGCTGTTAGCGATATGGAGTACGCTTCTAGAAGTACCGCTGGTTGTATGGTTATGCAAGATCCGTTGCAGACCATGGAACGTGACGTGGTTAGTATATATAAGCAAGTTCGTACCAAGGGTGATGGCGTGGGTGTATCTTATCTTAATATGCAGAAAAAGATCCGTGAATGGATCAAGAACCTGCCGTATGGATGCCCGCCAGACGAGGAGGTACAGGAAATGAGAAAGGAGATTCTGAATGGGCGCGCAGAGCATATCAAACCTTGATAGGACGGATTTATGTAAGTCCGTAGACGAATGGCTGTCCTGCCAATGGGGTAGATATATGAGATACCATAGGTATAGGATCGGGAATAAGCCCGATATATCCTATTGGGGTAAGATAATTCGTCTGCAAAGGTCATTGTGTGATAATGATTGCGGGTTATGCCCGGATGAGGTGAGATCGTTAAAGGAACGTGTTAATAAGTTGCTGGCATGAGAAAGTATAATTGTTCACATATAACTCCGTCCACTTGCGTACCTTACGAGGGTGATCTTCCGGAGTGGTCAAAGCATAAGGACTCTGATGAGTGTGTTATGATCTCTGATGTGATAGAGGAGATATATGACGAGCTTACCCGTATCAGGGAAGCTATAGATGTCCGGGATCTTGGTGAGTCTTGCGTGAAGGTAAGTGGTGATAAGACCGTAGCGAAAATCCTTTACGCTATTGAGGATAAGATCTGCAATGGGTAATTAATGTCCTGATTTTAGGATATTAAAAATAGCCAATCGGTTTGTGTTTATCATCCCGATTGGCTATTTTTGTATGTCCGCCGACTCTCACGAGGGAGCGGACATAAAGTAATTAATTATTAATCTCAAAATTAGACTAAAAAATGAAGACAGTAAATGTTTTAACAAGAAAGATGGGCGATTTTAACGTTTTTCAAAGAACTAGTGATGGTTATTTTGATGCCAATAGTTTACTTAAGCAATGGAATGATAATCCCGATAATATAAGAAGAAAGTTTTCTGTGTTTATAGATAGTCCTAAAACCATAGAATTTTTAGAAGCTCTAAAGGATGATGAAAGCCATAGTCCAAAAATGGACAATGGTGATAATCAGTTATTTGTAAAAGTAAAAGGTAGAGTTACAAAACATGGCAAGACACCTGATAAGATATGGATGCATCCTTTGCTATTTATAAAATTCGCCATGTGGATAAATCCTAGATTTGAGGTTCAGGTTTTGAAGTTTGTACATGATCAACTTATAGATTACAGAGATAAGGCTGGTGATGCTTATAGGAGAATGTCTTCCGCTTTATCTAAAATCGTGGACTCGTCAAGGTTTAAAGATAAAATACAGGATTTAGCTAGATCTTTGAATATAATAGTTTACGGTCTTCATGAGACTATGATAAGAAACTCTGTTGGCGAGGAGGTCAAGGCTAAAGAGTTGATGGAGCTAGAGATTGATATAGCTAAGATGATTGAATTTGGGTATATAACTACCGAGGAGCAGTTAAGGGATTATCTGTATAAGGTTTTGAGAAGCAAAAAGGCTCTTCCTTTGTAATTTGATTTTAAATTGTATCTTTGTGACAAAGTGAATCACAATGGTATACGGTAATAAAGAAATAGTTCGGACGTTCACCAGAAATAACCCGCCTGCCGGGTACGTGGGCGGTTCTGTTGACTACCGGGTCCCGGCCAACGTCTATTTTGGCGATACGCAGGAGGAGGCTGACAACAAGGCTGAAGATGATATCAAAGCCAACGGTCAGGACTACGCCAATACATACGCCGACATA